ATCAGGATAAAGAGTGGAAGCTTCAACTATTTTATATTCTTTGTTATTAAAGATAATTTTACTATTATTAATAGGAGCAGCGGTTAAGCCTAAAGAATTTACTAAATCATAAAACATTCTAGCCGTTGCTACTATTTCCCGTCCATTTCTTGTTATATTTAGTTTTAAATTATCTTCAATTTTTACAAATCTTAAATTAGTTGATTCTCCCCACTCATCACCTTCACCTGTATTTCCTAAATACTCTTTATAAACACAACTATGTGGTAGTAGTCTTTTTGGAATTGGTCTCTTTTTTTTCTACCTTTTTCTCTGTATTTTCAATTACTTTCCATCCAGCCATTTCATACCATTTTAAAGCACCTTCTGTTACTTCTTTTGTAATTGCACCAATTTTTACCTTTACCATATTAACACCTTCCTAATCCTGGATATAAAAGTCCTGCATTCAATAAAATATTGTATGCCATTGGGCTTATTCTGTTTATACTTTTAGAATTATTGTTTTCATTTAAATTACTTCCTTCATGATAACTACCTAACGAAGCTCCACTTCCACTTACTGAATCAATTAAGTCTCCATTTATATCAAAGAAACTTATTTGTTCCATTACTGCTTTTTTGAAATCTTCATAAGTTAAATCATCACTAGTAGGAACATTTACTACCATAATAGAACGTAATTCTTGGATAGATAGATATAATAATCTATCAAAATTAGAAGGAGCAGTATCTACTCCTAAATACGCTTTGTATTCTTTTTCAGTTATCATTCTACCACTCCTTTATTTTGATTAAGCATTTTTTACTTTTACGATTACAGCTTCTGCATTAGTCAATACATCTGTATAAACCATACGGCCTTGTAAAGCACTTGCACCAATGTGAGAACCATCTTTTAAGTCATTAATAGTTGGCTCTACTTTCCATTCGTCAATTGCTTGTGTCCAGTCTACACCATAAACTATATATTCAACATTCTTATCGTTTTTGTCTTTTTCTAAATCTTGTACGATTACATTAACACCGTTGATTTTTCCAACAACACCATTTCGTGCTAATTCAGCACCAATTTGTGAAGCGGTATTTGAATATTTTTCATCAGTTAATAGTAGTGTTTCAGTTGCATAGTCTATAGCTACATACATTCTGTTTTTATCAATACCCTTTTTAGCTAATATAGCTATATCTTTTACAATATTTGAATATACGTTTTCAGCAGTTGAATCTTCTTGTGTTGATGGTGTACCACCTAATAAAGCTTCAATAGCATCAGCTTCTAATGTTTTAGCTACTGAATATGCTCCACTTTCTAGTCTTTGTGCTACTAAATTATCTGGCACTGCTTGTGCTTCATATCCATCGATTAATTCATTAATTGCTTTATGATTATCAACTGGGATATTTTTATAACTAGTTGCACTTTGAGATAAAGATGCACCATCTTTTACATCATAATCATTAATTGCTACATCAGTATTTCTTACTGGTACTTTTACAGCTCCAGCTACTGGACTTCCTTCATAGTCTCTTGAAAATGTATTTCTTATTTTTAGACTTGGTCTCATTAACTTAACAATTGCATTAGCAAATCTTTCTTGTCTTTCATGAGTACCATTTGTTCCGATTGCGTTTGCCTTTTATCATCACTCCTTTTCTTATTCTTTAAAGGCATCAGGATGTTTGGCTTTTAATATAGCCATAACTCCATCTTCTTCAGTATTTTTTATTTTTGTTACTGCTACTCCTGTTGTTTTAGGATTGGCTGTAACTTCTTCTCTTTGAAGATATTTAGGATTTTCTTTTAAGAAATTCTCAAGGTTTTCTTCAAATTCACCTTCCATTTTTGAAACTTTAAATAGGACATAATCAACATCATCAGCATTTACACCACTTCTAAGAACTTGATTCTCTTTTTTTAAAGAATCTCTTTCACTAGTAGTGGAAGCTAAGTTTTGTGTCAATTCTGTTTGCTTTTCAGTTTCAGTTTTCTGACTTTCTTCCCATTCTTTATATTTTTGTAAGTCAACACCTTCATATTTTTTATTTAATTTATTTGTTTCTTTTAATATCATTGCGTTGACTTCATCTTGAGTAAAAGTCTTTTCAGTTTTTTCAACAGGTTCTGTAACTGTCCCCTCAGTTTTTTCTTCAGGCTGAGTAACTGGTTCTTGTTTATTTTCCATATTTCCTCCATTTTTTTATTTGGGTAACAAAGTAATTCCCACACCTTAGTTTCTTTATTGTCTAATTAAGTAAAAGACATAAAAAAAGAACGATATAATCGTTCATTGTGCCTTTATAAGCACCATTGAATAGATATAAATAGGAATCGAACCTAATTTCTTACCGCGATAGGTTGATAAGTGCCGTTTTATGCCTCTTATTGTTTCATACTAGGAACGGACTGACTCGTTTTACCATATAAACTATATATCTACTCAATGCTACCTATAAAGATAGCATAATAAAAACACTCTTATTGAGTGCTAATAAAAAAAATTTAGGAGGTAGGACTCGCACTATCCCTACATCTCTTTTGACCCAAAGGGTGCGTGGACGCAAGATTTTTCCACCTCTCCTGTAATTATTATACTACTTATTATCATTTTTATCAAAGATTTTTTTAATTTTGCCATTTTTTTCGTAATTATCTATTCTTTGTTGTTTTAGTATCTGCATTTGAATTATTGAATTTTTATAACCTTTTTCTTTTTCGGTGGCATTAGGTGTATTTAATTTTAATGTTATTTTTACATTGTCTTCCATTTGTTTAACTATCCACAATGTATCATCTTTATCTAGTTGTTTATAAACATAATCTGGTTTTTTTAATATATTTGGTATTTCGCTTTGATATTTTAGAACTTCGGGATGCTTTTGTAGATGTTCTAATCTATCAGGCATCAACACAACATCTTTTGTTGTTGTAACTAATTGTTTGTCATATTTCGCAGCGTCAAATTTACCTACGATACTTTTGTTTACTATTTCCTCTTGTTTTTTTCTTTTTTCTTCTTTTTTTATCCAATTGTTCAATTGATTCGTAGTTTTTTCTTTGACTGGTTGTGATACTACTTTCGTTCCTATCCACTCATTACCATAATCTCTATATCTATCAGTTTCTTTTAGCCAACTATTATATTGACTATTAAAACTACTTAATTGTTTTTGTTTTGATTTTATGTAATCAGGTTCTGCTCCTGTTTCCTTTAGCATTTCTATTTCTCTTTTTTTATTTCTTATTTGTCTTTCGTAGTATCTTTGTGTTTGTCTTTCTTGATATGCTTCATCGTTTTCTGCTTTGTCTATTTCTTTTTCTCTATGGATGCTTAAATTTGGTATAAAAGCATATCTTGAATGTCCACAATTGATACCTAATATACCAGCAGGCTCTCCATAAGAAGATTGGCTCCACGCATATACTTTAATCTTATTTCCTAAACCATCTTCAATAGGTGTAGTATCATCATTTAAAGAAAATATCTTACCTTGGTCTTCTGCACATAATGGTCTAGCTCCCATGTGTTGAGATATTTCTACATAGTTATTTCCTGCTAGTTGCATTCTTTCCTCTTGTATTTTATTAGTTGTTTGTCTAGTGTTTGTTCTTAGTACCATTTTAGTATAAGCTTCAGGGCTCCATTGTGCTCCATTCCTTGCTGTAAAACCTGTTAAACCTTTTTCTGCTAGTTTTGTGACTGCGTCTTGCATTGCTTTTGTTACAGTCTTTGTGCCAGCCATTACTTCATTAGATACTTTATTTACTATATTTGTATATTCTCTTCCAGCACTTGTTAATAGGCTATTATTTTGTTTATTAAAAGTTGTTAATGTTTCGTTTATAGCATTACTTATTACATTTTTTACTACTATATCTTCAACTACTGGATTAATCTCATTTAGTATTCCTGCTTTTACTCCTAATTCTAGTTGTTCTTTATCTACTTCTGTTCCTATCTCTCTAGCTCTTTCAAATATCTTTTCAATATCTTTTTTTGATTTTTTGCTATATTTAGCTATTATTTTAGCATTCTCTTTAGTTAATCCACCTAACTCTTTTAATCGTTCTAGTTGCCATTCATTTACACCACCAGAACCTACAATTGGTGAATTAGTTTCTAAACTCCATTTATCTATTTCCATAGGTTTATCTACTGCTATTTTTTTAGCAATATTTAGAAGAAGTTCATTCTCCATATCGATATAATATCTTTCTACTTGTTCTTCTAAAGACATTTATATCACCACCTATTTTAATTAAAAAAATTTTTACAAACATCATGTATCATATCATGGCTTTTACTACTTAAATCACATAATATTTCTTCATTATAATTTATTTCATCTGATAAATAAGACCAGATATAACAATGCATTAATTCGTGATACAAAGTTTCTTTTTGCTTTTCTTTTGATACTTCTTTATTGATTAATATTTGTTGAGTGCTTAATTTTGTTGCACCATAATAATAACTATTTTCATTATTATCATTAAATACTTTTTTTACTTCATCAGCTGTTGCATAATCAATTGTCCAATTGTAATTATTCATTTTGAAGTTCATTTGCATTCTCCTTATCACCCATACCATAGAAATCTATTCCTTCAGGTGTAATTATTTTATTATCTTCTTTTATTTTTTCTATCTCATCTGTTACTTCTGCTTCTTCATAATGTAAATATTTAGTCATGAACTTTTCTTTACTTATTAAACCAGCATTATATAGATTAATTCCACGATTAATTAGTGCTTCCTCATCTTGTATAATACTATCATCAAATGTAATAGATATTTCTTTATACTTAATACCTTCCATTTCACATATAGTTGCTATTAAATCATATAAAGCATTGTATATTGGAATTTGGTGTTGAGATTTAGTCCTAAATGTATCACTATTTTCACTAACTACTTCAGTAGCAGTTTTTAATCCATCTTTATCAAATGAATAAAAATCATTACCTAATCTTACACCAGCACTTAAGTATTTTAATTCAGTATTAATGGCTTCTATATATTCATTTCTTAGACTAAAGTCTATTTCTTTTACTGGTTGATTTTCCATTCCTTCTAGTGCTACATATATGTCATCAGAGGTATCAAAATAACTAGCATAAATGATATTGTTGTTATCATCTACTCCTGTAGCTTTCTTTTTAACCGCACTTCTATCTACTAATATTCTTCTTCTACCACTTACATATTCGTGGTCAAATCCATCATATTTAATATCTATTGCTTTAAATTTATCTAAATGATTAGCAAGTATTGATAATCCCATTGGGCTACCTGTATCAAAGTTATTTGCTATTGGTAATCTCCATACTTGGAATCTTGGATGTTCTGTTTCTATTACTTCATCTTCTTCAATATCAGGATATAATGTAGAAACATCTATTGCTTTTCCTAATGTATTTTCACTTTTTGATTTATATAATTCAGTTGCTTTTTTATATTCTCCATTATCATATTCATGATAAGTTAGTAATGTATAATATATTTTCTTATTTTCAGTACCTTCTACTGTTCGTGATACTGTTATTATTCCATTTATATACGAATTAGTATATTTATATGGTAAAACAACATCTCCATCTATATAATCTACAATTGTTTTGTCATCCTTTTTATATTCAACAGTAACCATCGTACCGTAGGCATATTCTTTTTCTAGAAATGGTAAAAAATTAGTACTAAAACTATTTTCTTTACTATCTAACACATCCCATAACTTTTTAGTATTCTTTTTGTTGTCTAATTTTATTTCTGCTCTTTCACTCCATAATAGATTAGAAAAATCTTCACATATTTTCTTTGGCATATTTAAAGTTTTTCTTTCAACTAAACATTCCTTACCATCAACCAATTTAGCCTTATAGTAGTGAAAATCATTTACACTACCTCTGTAATATTGGTGACAAATTGCCATCATATCATATATAGTTCCTACTACTACGTTGATATTTTTTTTACTTAGTACTTGTTGAATATTATTGTATAGTTCCTTTAAATCACCACCTTTTGAATTGTTATTTCAGGAACAGAATCAATACTACCTGAAAAATCAATTGCTTTGACGCCTTTAACTAGGTTCCCTTTTTCAAAAACTTCAATTTTTTTGTCATTTACTATAATAACTAAATCGCTATCAACAAACTTCTTTGCAATTTCAGTTACTTTCTCCAAAGTTTCTAACATATTATCACTCCTTTATACCTAATTTTCTTAAATTATCT